CCGACTTCTGGAACGGAACGGAGCCCGAGTATCTGGCTGCGACGATCTACTTCAGCCAGAAGCACACCCCGCAGTTCGTGTGGATCGGCAGGCGGGACCTGACCGCGATCCGCACCGCAATCCCCAGTGGTCGGACGGTGAACGACGGCATCATGAACAGCGTGACTGACCCGACGCATCTGACCTCTGCCACAGCCGCCTTCGTTTCTGGCGACATTGGGAAGAAAGTTCTGGTCACTGGCGCGGGAGCGGCGGGAGTTGATCTTGACACCACGATCGCGTCGATTAGCAGCGGCACGGTCGCCGTGCTCAACAGTCCATGTCTGCACACCGTCGCCGCCGCTCAGGCGAGCATCGGAGACACCGGGCGCGCTTACATGTCGGGAGATCAGGTGGGCGTGACTGAGGGAAGCGCCTCGAACGGCATCCTGTCGGTTCTGACCGTGGGCGAGGGAGGTGTCGTGCTGACGCTGGGCACGACAATCGGAAATCAAGGGACCGGATACACGGTCACGACCGGACTCGCCACGACTGACGGATCGGGAACCGGACTGAAGGTGGACACCACGGCGATCGGAGAAACGTATCTTCAGGCCGTCGAGGCTTGCAACCTTGCCAGAAACAACAATCCCGACCAGCAGTGGTACGGCTTCATGTGCTGCGCGGCCACGGACGGGGATCACCTTGATCTTGCCGCTTGGTCTTCGGCCAACTGGCAGGTGGCGATGTATTTCGGTTCGTCCACCGACGTCGCGATCCCGTCCGGCACGGCAGGCAACATCGCGCTTCAGATCAAGGCTCTCACGGACCGGGCGTTCATCATGTTCAGCACCACCCAGCTCGGCCTCTACCCTAACAACATCTACGCGGCCGCCGGGCCCCTGGGAGAGGCGTGCGGATTGAACACGGGGCTTGCCGGGAGCGCGTTCACCTTGAACCTCAAGCAGATTGTGAACGTGGCACCGGAGCCGCTTACTCAGACTCAATACAACGCCATCGTCGCAGCCTACTGCAACGTGGTGTGCAGCTTCGGGCCCTACGCTGGTTATCTCGTGTCTGGCATCCTGTCCAGCGGAGAGTTCTTCGACCAGATACTCGACCGCGCCATGCTGATCAACCAGATCCAGGTCAACCTGATGAACCTGCTGATCGCGGTGCCGAAGGTTCCGCAGACGAACCCCGGCGAGCACCAGCTCATCGCACAGGTGGACGCCGCGTGCTCGAACATGGCCAGCATCGGCTACATCGCCGGCGGAGTGTGGGAGGGCGCGCCGGTGCTCGGCCTCAAGATCGGACAAGCTCTTCCGCTGGGATTCCTGGATCAGGCCCAGCCCTACGCGCTGCAATCTGCGGGAGATCGCGCGGCGCGAAAGGCGATGCCGATCTACTGCGCGATCATCGAGGCTGGAGCAGTCCATAGCGTCGTCGTACAAGTCAACGTGCAGCTATGAGCGAGAGAAAGATGCAAAGCACTAAAATCACAATTTATTTGATTCATTAGACCAGAAGTCAAAGCGAAAATGCTTGGAAATAGAAACGCTGTTGACTGGCCGATGAAAGTTACTCAGAGAGGATAACATGCCATTAGTTCAAACCACTTATTCATTTCGTGATCTAGTCGGGGTCTTGAACAATCCGCTGATGGACGGTCCTTTGCAGATCGCGGGCGGCAACATCGGCCTCGGAACCATCACCATCAGGATGCTGACCACGCGCACGGAGCATGAGGTGGGGACGGACGGAGTGGTCATGCCGAGCTACATCGCGGGAGACAACGCTGAGATCACCATCGAGATGCAGCAAACCTCGGCGCTACACCATTCGCTCCTGGACCTCTTCAACCTGATGATCACGGCTGCCAATAACGGCGACGTGAGCGGCTGGGCCACGACCGTGCTTAGCCTGCGCACGATCCTGGACGGCTCGGGGCATCTCCTGTCAGGAATCTCCTTCCAGAAGACTCCCGACAAGCCGTACGCGGCGAGGGGTCAGAACGTGACCTGGGTGTTGATGGCGGCGTATTGCGTAAATCAGTAGTCAGATCAAAAAAGAGGTTCGTTGATGGCGAAAGATCAATTTGGAATAGACCTTCAGGAGGGGACGCGCGTCGTCGTCAAGCTGGGCAGTGAGATGGTCAACGGCATCATCACCAAGATCGAAGAGGGTGGATTGTCCTTGATTGGAAATGGTGCGCAAGGCATCAAGCCAGGCCATCTTGTGGTGCTTTGCGACGTGCATTACCAATGGAATCCCCAGCTCGGCGACAGGTTGGCCAATGTGATCGTGACGATGGATCAGCCGTCAACCTGCTCAGACCCCCTGGCGGAATCTTTGATCAAGGAAAGTAAACCCTCTTGACGCGAGAAATAGCGATTTAAGGCGTCATGGGCTAATCACACTGCCGAGGCCTTCGGGACGCTGGGAGGGGCAGGGAAACCGGAGCCACGGGGCATTAAACGTCGTTTCTGAGAGAAAAGGAGGCTCATGAAGCCCAAAACTAAGACCGTAGAGATCGGCGACGCGAAGTATCAGATCCGCAAGCTCTCGCCGGACATTGGATCCTTCATCCTCATGCAGAGCATCCGGGCCGCCATGAAGTCCGGCAACATGGCCGGCGCGCCATCGGGTGGAACTCAAGCCGTCGAGGAAGTTCCAGAAGCTGAGAGAAATCCCGAGGACATAGTGCGCGCCGTCGCTAACGCCGCGTTCCTTGGAGGATTCGATTTCGAGACGCATCGCTTCGTGCAGACAAGCTGCCTGGCAGCCTGTTCGCGACTCGAGATCGCGGAAGCTCCCGGTGGAGTCGAGATCCCGATGCCGATAGTCAACAGTTTCGGCGCGTGGGCCATCCTTGAGATCAGGGACGACGTGGCGCTCGTGATGCGCCTGGCGGTCGAGTGCATGGTGTTCAACTTCTCGGATTTTTTCTCCGAGGGGGGGCTGGCGATGCTCGCGGGAACCCAGGCTTCGACGCAGTAGACTTCCCCTCCCTCGACGCGTTCCTGTGGCGGCCTGTGATGGCCGGCATGTGGAGGCAGCACGAGCTTTTCGACGGCACGTATTCGTTTGATGATCTTCTGCAAGTTCATGAATTTCTCGATACGCGGGAAGAGAACGAGCGGCTGTACTGGGAATGGAGAAAGAATCACCCGGAATGAGCGATGGGCAACTTCAAAACAATGGAGAGCTACCTCGTAGCTCTCGGATTTTCCGTAGATTCGGTCGGATATTCCAAATTCGCCGCCGCTCTTCGTGACGCATCTTCGTTAGTTCAAAACCAAACATCTGGAATCGTGAAGTACATGTTGGGGGCTCAGACCGCCATCACCGGTGGATTCGCCGCTGCGGGTGCCTCGGCTCTCGGCATAGTGGACAAGGTGGCGATGGCCGACCAGCAGTACCGGATGCTGGCGCTGCATATGTATACCACCACGGGAGTAGCCCGAGAACTGAAGATGGCCACGGACGCGCTGGGCCAGCCGCTCGAAAACATCATTTGGGACCCGGAACTTTCCAGCAGATTCCAGCACCTCATCGAAATCCAGCGGGCGATGACTAATCAGTTAGGTTCGAGCTTCGAAACGCAGATGGTAAGAATCAGGGATTTGCGCGCTGAGTTCTCGTACTTCGGCGTCGAATTGAAATACTTGACCATGAAGGTGGTCAGTGATTTTGGCAAAGTCCTCGGCATAGACATCGACCAGCTCCTCGTGAAGATGCAGGACTTCAACAAGTGGTTCGTCAACAATCTGCCTTGGATAACGAAATGGTTAGAGAGCAAGCTGAAGCCAGCGATGGTAGACATCAGAAGCGTTCTTTCCGAGACTTGGGATCTGCTGAAGCTCGGGGCGGTAGATTTCCAGAATCTCATCGGTCTGCTTTCCGGCGATAAATCCATCGAGGGCACAGCAGCCAGCTTTGACAAGATGGCAACTGCCATCCAGCGTTGCATGGGCTGGATAACAGATTTCACTAAGGCTGTGATACATGCGCAGGAAATCTTCCTACACCTCGTGAATGCTGGATTGCTCGCAGCAGCGGGAAAATTCACTGATGCCTTGGCAGAATTGAAAGCGGCCAGCGGCCTGATAACCACAGGAAGCACAGCCGTAGTCGGCGCCGCGCTTGGTGGAGCAGTCGGGGCCGTAACTCCAATCCCTGGAGGAATGGTGGGCGGCGCCGCACTCGGAGGGTCTCTGGCGGGCGG